TGTTATTACAGGCGCGCACGTCAACAACCTTCAAATAAAACTTGTCAATGGCTCCTCAATCAGCTTAAAGGGAGCTGATCGACCAGAGACAATGCGTGGAGTATCCTTAGCCTATTTGGTTATGGATGAATACGCCGACATGAAACCAGAGGTCTGGGAGCAAATCCTTCGACCTGCACTAGCCGACTTGAAAGGTGATGCACTCTTTATTGGTACGCCAATGGGACGTAATCACTTCTATGATTTGTATCAACATGGGTTATCTGGTGAAGATGACACATTTAAGTCCTTTCACTTTACCTCCTTTGATAACCCCCTCCTTGACCCTGACGAGATTAACGCTGCTAAGAAAAGCATGTCGTCATTCGCTTTCCGTCAAGAGTTTATGGCTTCCTTTGAGGCTGGCGGTGGTGAGTTGTTCAAAGAGAAGTGGATTAAGTTTGACGAAAAAGCTCCTAAAGATGGCGACTACTTTATAGCGGTTGACTTGGCTGGCTTTGAAGAAGAGGGCAGTAAGGGTGTTAAGAATAAGAGGTTAGACAGTACAGCTATTGCGATTGCTAAGGCAAACGAAAAAGGTTGGTATGTTGAGGACATCATTTACGGTCGTTGGGATGTAAAGGAGACAGCAAAGAAGATATTCGATGCGGTTAAGAAGTACGAACCTGTGGCAGTTGGCATAGAAAAGGGAATTGCGCGACAAGCTGTCATGCCCTATCTGTCCGACATTATGAAGAGGACACAGACATTCTTCAGAGTAGATGAACTAAGTCACGGTAACAAGAAAAAGACAGATCGTATTGTTTGGTCGTTACAAGGTCGCTTTGAAAATGGCGCTATAACACTAAACAAAGGTGATTGGAACAGTGAGTTCTTAGACCAGCTTTTTCAATTCCCTAACCGACAGGTGCATGACGACTTGATTGACGCACTCTCTTACATCGAGCAACTTGCTAAAGTGTCATATGCTTTCGATTTTGAAGAAGATGATTACGAACCTATGGATGCCTTCTCAGGCTATTAAGGAATAATATGGATAATGATAAGAAGTATTTGAAGGTTAAAGCTGAAGACTGGGTTATGGATAAGACCGAGCGGTGGCGTGACCACTACGAGGCTAACTACCAGCAGAAGTTTGACGAGTACTACCGTCTCTGGCGTGGTATATGGGACGCGGGTGACAAACTTCGTGATAGTGAGCGCTCAAAGTTAATCTCTCCAGCCCTCCAGCAAGCCGTTGAAAGCTCAGTTGCTGAAGTTGAAGAGGCTACATTTGGTCGTGGTAAGTGGTTTGACATCAAAGACGACCGTAACGATAAGGACAACAAGGACGTTGCCTATTTACGTGAGCAGTTATCGGAAGATTTCGTCTTTACTAAGACCCGTAAAGCTGTAGGTGAGGTGTTAATTAACGCTGCTGTCTATGGTACAGGTATGGCTGAGCTAGTTATCGAAGAAGTTAACGAAATGAAGCCAGCAAGCCAGCCTGTAATGGACGGTGCGATGCAAGCTGTGGGTGTAACAGTAGAAACTCGCGTAATTGTTAAGTTACGCCCTATCCAGCCCCAGAACTTCTTGATTGACCCCACTGCTTCTAGCATTGAAGACGCTTTAGGTGTCATTATTGATGAGTTTGTACCCCGTCACCAAGTTGAATTAGGTATTGAGAGTGGTATCTACAACGATGTGGACCTAGAAGACGCTGATTCAGACCGTGACCTAGAGGCTGACAAAGATATTACAGCTTACGATGACGACAAAGTACGTTTAACCAAATATTATGGCTTGATTCCCCGTCACATCTACAATGCTGCAATCTTAGAGGGTGATGATGACGAGTTAGAAGATGAGTTAAATAAGAACAAGGCTAAAAACGAGGACGAAGACGAAGTAAAAGAAAAAGGATACATTGAAGTCATTATTGTTATTGCAAACGGTTCTCATCTACTAAAAATAGAAGAAAACCCATACATGATGCAAGACCGACCTATCGTAGCTTTTCCTTGGGACGTTGTACCCGGTCGATTCTGGGGTCGTGGAGTCTGTGAGAAGGGCTACAACAGTCAGAAGGCATTAGATGCTGAGCTACGTGCCCGTATCGATGCTTTGGCGCTTACAGTCCATCCTATGATGGCTATGGACGCTACTCGTATGCCTCGTGGGGCTAAGTTAGAGATTCGTCCCGGCAAGACCATCCTGACTAACGGTAACCCAGCTGAAATCCTGCAACCATTCAAGTTTGGTAACTTAGATCAAGTAACCTTTGCTCAAGCGGCTGAATTGCAGAAGATGGTTCAGATGGCGACAGGCGCTATTGACGCTGCTGGCATTCCCGGCTCTATCAATGGTGAAGCTGCTGCCGGTGCTGTGTCTATGTCTCTAGGTGCAATCATTAAACGCCACAAGCGTACATTGGTTAACTTCCAAGAGAGCTTCTTAATCCCTATGATTGAGAAGACAGCGTGGCGTTACATGCAATTTGACCCTGACAACTATCCTGTCTCTGATTACAAGTTTGTACCTTCGTCTTCGCTTGGTGTTATCGCCCGTGAGTATGAAGTAACTCAATTGGTTCAGTTGTTGCAGACATTAGGTCAGAATAGTCCTATGTACCCAATGTTGGTATCTAGTGTAATTGATAACATGGGACTTACAAACCGTGAAGACTTAATTGCTAAGCTAGAAGAGATGAATCAGCCTAATCCTGAAGAGCAACAGATGCAACAAGCTCAACAGCAGTTACAGATGCAGACTATGGAAGCGCAATTACAAGTCCTACAAGCCCAAGCAGCTAAGTACAGTGCAGAAGCTCAGCAGACACTTGTAGAAACGCAGTTAGAGCCGCAAGTTGTGCAAGCTAAGTTAGTTGCTGCTTTATCTAATAACTTACAAGATGGAACTGGTGATGACGTTGAATTCCAACGCCGTGCTAAGGTTGCTGAACTCCTTTTAAAGGAAGAGGACATCGTAAGTAACGAGCGTATTGCTACAATGCAAATGCAGAGCAAAATTAGACAGCCTTAGGGCCGTTAGCACTCCGGGGGTAGTGTGTCGAAAACCCCCAACTTATTTAGAAAACACTTGACAAAATAGTCAAAGTGTGGTATAATAACAACATCTCTCCTAACAATGAAAGGAAAAAGAGATGGACAAAGACTTACAAGATTATTACGAGAATTTACTGGACTTGTTTACGACTCCGGGATGGAAGCAATTTGTAGAAGATATTTCTGACAATATGGAAATGCTTCAGGATATTACTACCATCCAAGATGAAAAACAATTCTGGCATAGGCGCGGACAACTCGAAGCGGTATCACGTATCATTCAATACGAATCTTCAATTAAAAACAGCTACGAAGATTTTGAGAAAGATGCCAATGACTAAACGCATATACGAGTTTATCTGCGCTGACGACCACATTACAGAATCTTACATTGACTCCGACTTTCGGACAAGCAATTGTAAGGTATGTGGTCAACCTGCTATTCGTATCATTAGCAAACCAATGGTCAAACTTGAGGGCGTGACCGGCGACTTTCCCGGAGCAGCGATGCAATGGGAACGAAAGCGAAATGAGAAGATTCAAGCAGAGAAAAAGCACAACGCCGGTTAAACACCATAAGCGTTATTTTAATTTCCACAATACATTCTATGTACGGAGAACAGATGGCAACATTTATAGACGAGAGCGATAACGACCAACAAGAAGAGTACAGCTCCTTTGAAGAAGAGGACGAAGTAGAGGAACCTGAAGAGGATACTCCCGAACCGGAAGAAGAAGATGACCTACCTGAAAAGTATAAGGGCAAGAGTGTTAAAGACATTGTTCGTATGCACCAAGAAGCTGAGAGAGCTATGGGTAAGCAGGGTAGTGAAGTCGGTGAACTGCGAAAAATTGTTGATGACTTTGTTAAGACTCAAACCGTCAAACAAAAAGCCCCGGAAGTCGAAGAAGAGATTGATTTCTTCTCAGACCCAGATAAAGCCATTGCACGGGCTATCGATAACCATCCTAAGATCAAGCAAGCAGAACAATATACGGAACAAATGGCTCAGGCGAAAATCCTGTCCGACCTTCAGAAAGCTCATCCTGATTACCAAGAAGTCTTACAAGACTCTGGGTTTGCAGATTGGATTACGAAGAGTAATGTACGTAAAGAGTTATATGCTCGTGCAGATCGAAAGTTTGACTTTGATGCAGCAGATGAATTACTATCAACTTGGAAAGAAAGAAAACAAGTAGTTACTAATACAGTTAAAGCAGAAAAGACAAGTCGGTCCAATGCAATTAGAGCTGCCTCAACAGGTAGTTCACAAGGTTCTGGAGAGAGTTCTAAGAAGACATATCTTCGAGTAGACATCATCGAACTCATGCAAAGAAACCCTGACCGTTATCAAGCAATGCAACCTGAAATAATGTTAGCATATGCTGAAGGCCGGGTAAAGTAAATTTAAACACAAATAGGAAATTAAAATGGCACTAGGTACCAACCACGTAACGAATACCACCGGCGCGGTATTCATCCCTGAAATCTGGTCTGACGAGATCATCGCTGCTTACAAGCAGAACCTCGTTATGGCTAACCTCGTCTCTAAGATGTCTTTCAAAGGCAAAAAAGGCGATACATTGCACATTCCAAAGCCAACTCGTGGTTCTGCTGCTATTAAAGCCGCATCAACACAAGTTACTTTGATTGCTGCTACTGAAACTGAAATTCAAGTGCTGGTTAACAAGCACTACGAGTACTCACGTTTGATCGAGGACATCACGGAAGTGCAAGCCTTGTCTTCAATGCGTAAGTTCTACACCGGTGATGCTGGTTACGCTTTGGCTAAACAAGTTGACACCGACTTGGTTCAATTGGGTCGTGGCGCTGCTGGTGGTAATGGCACTGCCGCTTACAATGGCGCTGTGTTGGCTGGTGACGGCTCAACTGCATATGTTGACGGTACTAACGTTGGTAACGCAATCACTGATGCTGGTATTCGCAAGATGATTCAGGCATTGGACGATGCTGATGTGCCAATGGACGGTCGTTGCATGGTGTTGCCACCTGTCGCCCGTAACACTATGATGGGTTTGGCTCGTTTTACTGAGCAAGCCTTTACTGGTGAAGTTGGTGGTGGTAACACTATCCGCAACGGTAAGATTGGTGACGTATACGGCATGACCGTTTATGTGTCTACCAACGCTGACACCGCTACGACTACTACTAGCCGTATTGGTTTGATGTTCCATAAAGAAGCCTTTGTATTGGCTGAGCAACAAGGCGTGCGTAGCCAGACTCAGTACAAGCAAGAGTACTTGGGTACATTGTTCACTTCTGACATGCTTTACGGCGTGAAAGAGTTGCGTGACGAAGCCGCTATTTCTTTTGCACTCGCTGCTTAAGTAATTGACTGGGGATTCTTTAGGGAGTCCCCTTTCTTTATTATCTTGTTAAGGGTAATAAAGAAACTAGGAGATATATGATTACATTTAAATGCATACGAGGTGGGTCTGAAGTGTCTTTCACCTCTAAATACGACATAGAACAAATGCGTAACCATCCTGAGTATGTAGAGGTTATCCCTCTTGTTGAGAAGAAACCTGTAGTAAAGAAACCAACTAAGGAAGAATGATATGGCTATATTTAGAGGAATTGGCGGGAGTGGAGATGCAAACAGTAATGTATCAATCGCCATTGTTACATCTTTAACACTACGCGCTGAAGCTGCTGATGTTGCCGCCGCTACTAGTGCTTCAGACGCTGCTACTTCCGCGTCTAATTCAGCAACCTCAGCTACAGCTTCTTCATCCTCTCAGACAGCCGCTGCGAGCTCTGCGACTGCTGCCGCTACCTCTGCCACCAATGCAGCTACAAGCGCGTCAGGAGCCTCTACAAGCGCTACAGCAGCCGCTACAGCTCAGACAGCCGCTGAGACGGCTGAGACTAACGCTGAAACAGCTCAGACAGCCGCTGCGAGCTCTGCGACTGCTGCCGCTACCTCTGCATCAGCAGCGTCTACAAGTGCCTCTAACGCAGCTACAAGTGCTTCTACAGCTACTACACAGGCTACCAATGCAGCCTCTAGTGCTACAGCCGCTGCAACCTCTAACACCAATGCAGGTAACAGTGCGACCGCTGCTGCCTCTAGTGCCTCCGCTGCCTCTACTTCAGCCACTAATGCGGCTACCTCAGCAACAAACAGCGCCAACAGCGCCACTGCCTCTGCTAGTTCAGCGACAGATGCAGCCGCTTCAGCCGTAACAGCAGCTTCCTACATTCCTGACAACTCAGGCAACAGTGGTAAGTTCTTAACTACTGATGGTTCTGTTAACTCTTGGGCGGCTGTAGATGCCTTACCAAGTCAAACAGGTAACAACGGTAAGTATCTAACAACTGACGGTACTGACCCATCATGGGCTACGTTAGACACAGATGCCAATCAAACTACAAAAGGCATGTACATTCATGCCAACACAATTACAGCAGACACTACAATAACAACTGGCAACAACGCTATTAGCTCTTGGCCTTTGGTTATTGCTGATGGTGTTACGGTCACAGTTGAAGACGGCTCACGCTGGTCTATCGTTTAAAGGATTTATATGGCAATTACATTAAATGGCACAACTGGCATTACAACGCCGGACATTGACTCAACAGCTGGATTTGATGGTGAAGACTTAACGGGTGATGTTGCAGCAGCTCGTATTACTGGAGCATTAAATGCCACAGGCTCTGCGCCTTTGTATGCTTGCAGGGCTTGGGTGAACTTCAACGGCACTGGAACGGTGGCTATTCGAGCTAGTGGGAACGTGTCTAGTATTACGGATAACGGCACTGGTGATTACACGGTTAACTTTGCTACTGCGATGGAGGATGTAAATTATGCCCCCACCACGTTACTTAATGGTGCCGGTGGCGGAAGTGTTATGGCCCCCTACTTCAACGGAGCGCCAAGTACAGCATCATACAGAATAGGTACAAGACGCGTAGACACTTCTAATCCTTTAGATACTGAGTATGTAAATATTTCCATCTTCCGCTAAAAGGAAACTATATGAAAAGAATAATCTATCAAGACGACAACGGAGGCGTTGCCATCATTGT